CTCGTTCATTCAAGGCCTGCGGCCATCTGGAGCGCCTCGGTACTCGATTTTCCCGAGTCTCACGGAGCTTCCAAGATCCCGACCGCGAAACTCAAACTGCAACGCACGCGCGCGAGTCCGGCAAGGCACAAATCGGGTTTGTGCGTTGATCGGGAAAGGCCCCTTCACCCGCGGCGCCTGTTGCGAATAAGCGAACGCATACACCAGCATCTCGACCGTGCCGGGACCGGGGCTCCCGTCCGCCGTGAACTTGAAGTCAGGGTAAAGGCCGTTGACCTGGACAATCTGATCACCCTCGGCGAGGTCAACAAACCCACTCTTCAGCCTCCACAAGAGAGGCTGCGTTCCCGCATCTTTCCCCGTTTCTTGCTGCCACACAATTCCGGTTACAGCGTCGGCGGCGAGCGGCGGCCCGAATACCGATTGGTCGATCCATGCGGTTCGCGGCGCGAAGTTGCCGTTCGGGAGAGTCGTGTAATCCCATATGCCCGTATCGATCTGTAGACGCGCTCGCGTAACCGTGCCTCCGAGTTGGGGCACTTCCCACGACACCTCGTTGTTTGAAAACGAATTCGTCTCACAAACCACTTTGCTGATATTCGCTTTGTCGATCTTCTTGAAGACTACGTCCCATACCGTGCATGGGATGATCGACGGTGCGCCGCCTTGCCAGGAATAGAACTGTTGCTGCGACATCCAGAAGACGGTCTGCACGACGGTACCGAAGGCATGCGGCCCGACTAGGCCACAGTTGATGCCCTGTGGCTGAAAGCCCCAAATCAGGGGCAATCCTAGATATGCTGCTTGGTAGAGAGCCAGATCGGTCCAGTATAAATTACCGCCAGCGAGCGGCAATCCGGCCACGAGCTTACTCCCGGCCGTAAGACGAAACGACCCGGCCTGGTTCGTGGTGCTCGGGATGAAGTCGGTATAATCGCCAGCATCCGACCACCCGATAAGCATTGGATCAACAAGCCCCGTCGCCATGTTGACCGTCCCCAAGCAGAACAGCATCTGCTCCTGGGTGGCAACAAAGATCGCGGTGCTTGACAAAGGCGTCGATCCCGTCGCGACCGCCGCAGGTGTGCTCGTGCCCGTTTGCGGCATCCATACATAGACCGGCCCACCCTGCGGATTCCACATCAGGAACTCGCCCCAATTCGCCAGGGTAGAATTCACGACGTTTAATCCGGCTTGGGTGCCGCCCGACGCGGGATTGAGAAACGTCAGCTGGAGGTTTCCAGGGCCGGTGCTCGCCCCAGGCATTCCACGAGCGTTTTCGTTGAGCGTTTGCGCGCTCGTAGCGGGGCTCGCGGCGAGGACCTCATAATTGTTCTGGTCAATGACGATCGCGGAATAGTTACCTTGCAGAGGCACGCCGCCAACTGTCGTAACGTCTGGTATCGATACCGTCTGGCCCTGGAATAATCCATGGTTTGGGAGATAGATCTGGATGAAGTCGCTTCCGATCACGCTCGTAAACTGGCGCACATAGCCAACATGATTGAGAGTTTGCAGCGCGTTGTTCGATGCGGCGATCGAGTAATTCCCTGATCCTGTAGCGATCACCTCATACGAGCCGAGAAGCAAGATTGTCGATACCGTGACAGGGTCTCGGATCTGTAGCCATTCTCCCATAACCGGCATGTTGCCCGCATCGGTGATCACAACTGTATTGCTGCCGGCCGTTGTTGAGAGCGAAAGCGGGATGTAGCTGCTGATCGTCGAGGGTGTGATGTTGTAGACCACCCCAGCCGAGAAGAGATCCAGCTGCATCGCACATGCGATTGCCAAATATGAAACTTGCGACAACGCCGTCCATGCCTGTAGGGCCTGCGGCGCACCGGCCCCAACGAGCGTCTGGCAGAACTCGACGAACCCACCATCCTTCTCAGCCAAGCCTTGCCGGAACCGGATGCACGCGGATTCAGTCCAGCCGCCCTCATTAAGATTGCGGGTTTCTTCAGTGTTGACGCCGGGTCTAAGGGTGATCGGGATAAGTGCCATTTAATCCCGCGGCTCTGGCGGCGTGTCGATAGTCGGCGAAGGAAGCCGTGTGGAGAATCCGACGCTCTGCACCTTTTTCCTGAACTCCTCGATAAGTCCAGGTGTCTTCAGAGATTGATATTCTGCCGTCCAATTCCGCGCGCTCGCCGGATCGTCCCCCATCGCCGACCAGTTGTGTTGCTCCGCCGTGATGAAGATCATCTCGGACGCCAGAAAAATATCCCGCATCTGCGTCGAAATGAATGTCGGCATCTGCTTACCCGTGTTTGGATCGGTCTTAGGCGACAGAGATGCCGGCCGCATCGTCCCGAAAGCTGACATTAGGTAATCCTGATCCGGCGGTCCGCCGATAAAGACCGAAGCTTGATCATTTGGCGCCCACATCGTCGGCACTCCGGTGAACGCCAACGAAGACGGCCACATCCAATCAATAGTATCTTTCGATGCCGGCAGCAGGGGTGGGCCGTAGATGCCCCTGGCTCCCGGTGGCGTGCTCGGCGTGATCACCCGAAGCTGCTCAATGACGATGAACGTGCCAACGTCGCGCGGCAGGATGAAGAGCTTCGAGTTCTGAGTCAGCTTTCCGGTATCGTCCGTCACCCTGGTAGACAGCAGATCGAAGTCCCGCAGGATTCGGTTCTCGCCAGCGATCACGCAGCTTTCCATGATCGCCAGGAAATCGGGATCATCCTGGTAGCCTGCCTCGCCAGCCATGACCGCGAGTTGGCGGAGGTTGTCATTCCAGTCCACGGATCATCCTCCGTGGCACTGATAGGTGATCGTAGCCCCGCTGGCCGAACTGTGGGTGATTATGAGATCAGCTTTTTGCGGAAGCTGGGATAGGTTCGTCGGGGGCGTCGCCATGTTCCACGGCGAAATCACGCAATACGGCGCGGTAATAAATGGCGTTGAGAAGGTTATTTCACACGACGTAACCGATGTGCCCTCCTGGATTATACCGAAATAATCCGTTGGCGGTATATCAGTAGCAAACCCAGGAGATCCACCCCCACAAGACGCTATAGTTGGTGAGCGCTTGTGCTCAAGCGGATTATACGTGGCGGTGTCATAAGTTAAACTATTTACCGGCATTCCTGTGTTGCCAGGGAAAAATTGCCCCCCAACATTTACCTCGATTGTTGCCCCGGCTTCTGTTTGAAACTGATTCCCAGACACTGTATTGCCACCCAGGACAAAGGGTGACGCCGAAAACCCATTGAATGATATCGTACTGCTTCTTGACGCACTAGCGAATGCTCCAGAATATGACAGGTTTGCTGTAATATTTGCTACGACAGTCCCGGTGAATTGTTCATTAACCCGTAGTCCGCCCAGACGATATACCTCATAGTGATAAGCGCAGTTCGTCGAAGATATTATGTTGTACGACCCGCGGATTTCGACATACATATCGTCCTGAGCGACGATCTGGGCGCCATTAACGCCTGAGCAAAAGCCTGTCGCCACGTTTGCCAAAATGATATGGGAATTAGCCGGCGTTGGGCCGCCGCCGATCAGCTGGTTGCAGTTCTGTACGGTCATGTTTTCCACAACAAGATGAGCAAAATTAGCTGCCGATATACAGAATGCTGCCCCCTGTCCATCAAGAAGGAATGATGACGCTGCGGTTGTTGAGCCGGTGATTATGATGTTGTTATCCAGTGTCAATCCGACCCAAGGACCGTTCACGGCAAACGGCTTGTAATCCCCAGGATTAGTGTCGGCCGCCAAAGACATAGTCACGGAAAACCCGTTGAGATCCACGAACCCCTGGATGTCATTGATGACGTTTTGTATCGATTGACATGCTGAGGTAATCGGCGCGAGGCAGTCTTCTGCCGGATTATCCGTACCGTTGACGGGATCCACATAAAACGTCGTGTTTACCGGAAGTCTCCAGCGTGGCCTAGCCGGAGCATTCCAGGAAGTGCCATTCGAATAATAGGTAAAGACTTGTTCCGGCCAAAGAATGGTCGTGCCGAAGCCCGTCACCACCAACTGCTTCCCCCGGGTTGCGTCGGTGTTGATGACCGTGAGTTGGCAGTTCGGCAGATAACTCCCAGCCGAATTGATCGTCAGGGCGTAGAAGGCGTTGCCGCCGAGTTCAATCGTATTGCCGCAATCTGCGGGCTGCGCGGTGTAGATGCTTGTTTTTGCATTGATCGTAGTACAGGAGAACCCGCCGCTCGGTGAGCAGCTTTGAAGCACTCTGCTATCGAAGATAACCTGCCACCTTCCGCCGCCTAGCGCCAACTCGATCGAGACGTCACCAGCCTGCTGTACGATATTCGCCGCGCCCGGCAGGATCAACGATGTCCCGTTTTGAACTAAGGTCGCAGCCCCGGTGAACAGCGTGACCTTGATCCCGCCGGTTGGCGTCGTCGACCCAAAGGACTGAATCGAATTCGCGCCCGAGATGTAGAGCGAGGCGCTCGGAACCGTCCCAAGGTCGGTGGTCACCGCACTCAGAAGCGTCGCCAAAACTCCCCCGCCGATTGGCGCATTCCACAAGTGATTGACCGTGTCTAACGCCGCGATCGGGACCCATGCGCTCGTGTCCCAGATATTCAGCGTGTAGACAAGCGGTCCGCTCGGGGGCGTGTAGAGCCAGAAGGTTCCGGCTGTCGGGTTCGAAGGTGCCGTAGCCCCTGAATTCAGGCTCTGCAGCGCGTTTATATCGTTCGCTGCCGCGCTAAAGTTCCCGCGGATCACCGCCGGCGCGAAGGGATACCCATCAGCCGGAAGTGTCGTGTTGATCGAAGATGCCGAAATGCCCGCCGCCGACCACGCCAGCAAGCCCACAAGTAGGGTGATGATGCCAAGGACCAGGCGTGTGTGCATGCGGAAGGGCTCCTCGTGATCGGTGGGATCGCCTACCCTTCTACAGGATTCGCGAGAGGTTGTCAGCCGTGAGGAGACATTA